TCGAACACAGCCTCGATCCCGAGAGCGTCAGCAACATCGGGTCGGGTGAGGAACTCCATGAGCCGCACAGCGTCGTGGTAGTTCCCGGTGCCCCGATGGGATGAGCCACGCCACGACAGGTCGGCCGCCCGGCCCGTACCATGCACGCTGCTGCTGCTCTTCCCACGTTTCTTGCGGACACCCCACGTGCCGTTGTTCCACAGGCCGAAATACTGCTCGCATAGGTCAACCAGTTTCTCTAACCCGGCACGCCTACCGGCAGCGTCACGATCCCAACCCGTGTACGGACGATTCACGGTGCAGGCTCCTCAACAGGCAACTCCGGCTCGGGCACAATCCAAGTCAGCGTGTCCTCGTCAAACCCGATCGCATCCGGTGGTTCCGGTGCGATGAAAGCATCACGAGCCTCGTCGTAGGTGTAGCCGATTCCGGCGTAGTTGCCACGGAAGTTCCCGTTGTATGAGGTCTGCTTCCATGTGCCTGCGAGTCCGAGAACGTCAGCGATGTATGCCTGTCCCTGTTGCTCGTTGTCGGGTGCGGGGTCGGGGGCTACGTCGTTTGAAATCACCATAACTTGCTGGACGATGTTGTCCGAGTTGAGTTCTGCAAAGTGTGCCATCTCTTAGACCTCCACTCTTACGATGACAACGCCGGAACCGCCAGCGGTGGACGAGCCGCCGGTAGCGTCGCCGCCTTGCCCGCTGTTCGCTGCCTTTGCGACGGGGCCGCCAACTTGCCCGCCGCGGCCACGTTGCGTCAGCGCACTATTTGTGACGTTGGTAGTTAGACCATCGCCGCCGCCATAACCCGCGCCAGTGACTGATCGTGCGCCGCCACCATGCGCGCCAGTACCCGTGAATGTCTTGCTGACAACATCGCCGAATGTCTCATCGAGCGTAAATGTGCCAGCCGTAAGTGCGCCAGAGGCCGATCCTACGAGATTTCCGACCGCGCCACCTGTGCAGACGATGAGCGAACCAATGCTCGATGACGTACCAGCAGAACCCGTTGCGCCAGCCGCGCCACCTGCGCCGACTGTGACGGTGTAAGTGGTCGCTTCCACAATGGTCGGACCTTCAACGGCTCCACCACCACCACCAGCGCCATAGGCGGTTCGTCCACCGCCACCGCCGCCGAGCACGAAAACGTCGGCTAGACCGGCGGTGTCGAACGTGATCGTACCCGACGAGGTAAAGGTGAGGTATTTGTAACTCTTACCACCGGATGAGTAGGTGCCGGTTTCGGTGTCGGTGAAGTTGGCTGTGCCTACGCCACCGGCGGGTCCACGAAAAAAGATGGCTGAAGACGCTGACGTAAAGTACAGGCTTCCACCCTCCCACTGTGCGAGATCCAACGACGCTGCCGTGTTCACCGTCGCTGTGCCAGCCGTGACGGTGCAAGTGCCTGCTCCGATGTTGTGCAACCACACCACGTCACCGGCAGCGAACACTGCGTCATCGACCGTGATCGTGGTTGCCGATCCGGAGTTCATCACGACCCGGGTACCCTCGTCGCCAGCAGCAAGGACATACGACGCGGTTTTCGTGTCGACCGACCAGTTGTAGTCGTTCTCCTGCAAAGAGTTCATCTCGGCGGCAGTGAGGACCTGCCCTGCCGAGAATGTCTGTTTGGCCATGTCGCTCCTTAGTAGGCGAGGATGTAGTCGGAGTCTAGTTCGCCGTAGATGGCGTCGTCCAGTATGAGTGGCTGGACAGTTGTTGCGGACAACGAGAACCGGATCCGGTGCGAGTCGACACCAATGTTGTGTTCGATCTTGTCGACCACGCCAGTCTGGTCGATTGCGGAGCCACCGCCCGGCGGGGTGTAAACAACACGGACAACCTCTCCCAATTCTAAACCGAGAACGGTGGTGCACTGGCCGGCCGACAGCCGGGATAGGTTCACTTCCAACAGTTCGATTCGTACGCCGGCAGTGCCATATCGGGAGACGAGGAAATCGGCGAAATCTTGCGAGTCGGTGTCGTTGGGGAACAGCAGCCCCGTGTAGTTTAGGGTGCGGATACCGTACAAGTCTTGGCTGATCAGGTTGTCGGATGCTTTCTCGGTGCCACCTTCCCGAGTGACTGTGGCCCTGTTGTAGAGCAGTTCCGATCCGACTTGGATACCGATGTTCGAATAGGGGATATTCGACCCGGTGTCGTCGAAGGTGGCTGCTGCGGTGGATGGGATGGCGGTATGTCTGTTGCGGAAGGTGAGTTTTCCATCGGCCGAGACAAACAGCCGGCCGCCTTCGGTGCGTTCCACCAGTTTGGCGTAGGTCACGACGTCGGTGCCGGCAGCCACCGTGTCGGCCTGCAACTGTTGGACTCCGGTGTCGATGTCGCGGTCCGACTCGGGGAAATCGACCTCGGGGCGATCGAGGATCTCGACGATCCGCTCGCCCGAGAACTGCGCCGAGGTCGAAAATCCTGCGAGTTTGGTGCGGCCGAGCAGGGTGAGCGAGTCGGATGCGACCGCGACTGCGGTGGCGTCGCCGTCGATCGTATAGTTGAGGTTCCAGTCGTCGATCGTCCCGTCGAAGATCGCCACCCCGCCGGTCTTCACTCGGATTCGTTTGCCCGGCACGATGTCGTTGCTGTACGTCCCGCCGCCGGTCGGGTCGTAGTCCCGGTCCCGGTTCTCAACCGAGATCGACGCCACGCCGGCTTGGATGTCGTCCAACCAACGGGATTTGCCGCGACGGACAGAGACCGCAAACACATCGGAAGTGATATCGACCGGGGCGACACCCTCGAGCACGTCGCTGTCTAGGATGCCATTGGTTGGCGAATCGAGGACGAATGCGTCCGCTGCGCCGGAGTCGGCGTAGAACTCGACGGTGGTGTCCACCGGGAGGATGTGGCTCACGCCGCCCTCCAGCCCGCTCCGTTTCGTCGCTCGTAGGCAGCGATAGCGTCGACCACGGCCTGCCCGATGGTGCCGGGGTCGCCGACTCCGGCCTGCACCGAGATGTTGTAGGTGTTGCCACCGATGCCGCCCTTGGCACGGTCGAGTGGGACCACGGCCTCCGGGCCGGCCTCTCCGATCACTGCCAAGGTGGGCCGGTTCACGATACCGCCGTCTGCTAGCAACGGGATATCGGGTACGCCGAGGGTGAACCCGTCGTAGCCGATCGGTCCGATCGAGAATCCGGGCACCCGGAACTCGAGTGCATTCCAGCCTCGAATGACGAAGTTGATTGCCTCTTTGAAAGCGTTCTTTATTCCGTCGAACATGCCGATGGTGGCGCGGCCGATTTTCTCCGGGAGACCCTTGAGGAAGTCGAGCAACTCGCCGAAGAAGGTGCTGACAAAATCCCAGATCGCGGCGAGCGCGTCGACCACGATGCCTTTCAGCGCGTCCCATACCGCGCCGAAGTCGCCCTTGAGTAGAGCGGTGCCGGCCTCGAACAGACCACGGATCACAGCCAGTGCGATCTCGACCACGTTCTCGATCGCCTCGAACGCGACAACCACGATCGTCTTGAGAGCCTCCCAGAAGATCTCGAACAGTGGCCGGATGTAGTCGACGAAACCGACAATGATCGACACCATCGTCTCGATCGCAGCGGACAGGATGTCGACCAAAGTGGACAGGAGCGGCCGCAAGAAATCGACGATCTTCTGGAATAGAGTGATGAAGAACTCGACTGCTGCGGCGATCGTATCGACCACGTTGTCTTGGAACCAGCCGGCCAACGGGCCGAGGTTCTGTTTCACTGCGTCCACCGCATCGGAGATAGCGGACGAGATCGCGTCGCGGACGATGTAGAACAGTTCGACCACTGTGTCGATCGCAGGTTTGATCAGGTCCAACGCCTCGAGCAGCGCGGCCCAAGCGGTTTGGACGAACTCCCATACGACCTCGGCTGCGGTTTTGATCGCATCCCACACGGCGTGCACGATGTCGCGCACCGACTCGAACTTATAGTAGGCGACTACCAGCAGACCGACCAGCGCGGCAATAGCGACAAAAATCAGCACAAACGGGTTGAGCCCCATCGCGATGTTGAGAAGGGTAGTGGCTATCGTCAGCAAGCCGGTGGCCGTGCGTGCGGTTGTCACGGCTGTCTGGTAGGCGATGAGCGCACCGGCGATACCGCCGATCGCGCCGGCCGCCAGAGCCAGTTCGTCGTTGTATTCTTCGACAAATTTCTTGCCGCGCTCAAATTCGACAGTGACTCGATCCCGGATCGATGCCGCCATCTCATCGGCTGCGTCGCGCACCTCGCTGTACCTGTCACGAACTCGGGCCAAGGCGGTGCGGGTGTCCTCGATCGAGGTTTCCAGTTTGGGGCCGATATAGTCGATGAAATCGTTGAGGGCAGGGATGCCACGCTCGAGCAAGATCGACACAAGGTCTTCGACTGCCGGCAGCAGGAACTGGCCCAATTTTACTTGCGCGTTCTCGAATTCGGCACCCAAGATACGTTGCATGTTGGCAAGACTGTCGCTCGTATTGGCGAAGTCACCCGACATGGCAGAGGTATCTTCGAGGATCTTCTCGTAGCGGGCCATCACTTTTTCGGATTCGGTCATTGTGCCGATTCCGTCCCAGATACCCTGCTCGAGCGCAAACGCCTCGATAGCGGCAGCCGACATGTCGATGCCAAACCGGCGGATCGGTTCGGTTTGGCCAGCCAATGTCGACTGGAACACGGCAGCGGCCTCGGGTACGTCGAGGTTCATCACCGATGCGAAGTCGGCGATCCGGGTAGTCAGTTCATCAGTGACTTCTACGATGTCGCCCTCGGAGCCGGCGATCTGTTTGGTGAACCCGGCGAACTGGACTGCGAACCCGTTGAACTCTGTGCTAGACAGACCGACAGCGCGAGCCGAATCGTCAGCCAGTTTGAGAATCCCCTCGGATGCCTCGCCGAACACGACGTTCACTGCGTTCACCGACTCGCCGAAATCGGATGCTGCGTCGACCGCTTTCTTGCCGAGAACGGCTGTAGCACCGGCAAATGCGCCTGCTGCCAACCCGACCATCTTGGCCGCGTTCTTAGCCGCACCACCGAGTTTGCCGAGCGCACCCTCGGCATCTTTCATCCCCGCGACGAACTTGCGCGGGTCTGCGTTCACTAAGACATTGATCACCGAAGACCGCGCCATGGCTACATCCTAGTCCAGATCGTAGTCGCGGATAAGCCTATCGATGCCACGTTCGTAGACCTCGACCACTTGGCCGCGTCGGGCGTCGAGCGCGTCGTACAGGAACGGGTTCGGCCGGATGCCGCGCGCCGGCCAACCAAAATGAATCGGACCGGCATACGGGACACGTTGGTAGCCGGCACGCACCCGGGCTGACTTCTGGCTGGCAGCAGCACGTACGGACCGGGCGAGTTTCCCGGTGCGACGAGGGACCAGCCCGTCGGCTTTCTGTTTCACGACCTCGGCGGCTTCGAGGTTGAGTACCCGCAGCCGGCCCTTGGCCCCGTTGCGATCCATATCGTCGGAGATCCCTCGGATCGCCGACCGGACCTCTTTGAGGCCTTCGATACGGACCGCCTTGCTCATCTCTTTCTGGCCTTCTGCGCTTCCTTCGCTTGGTCTTGCAGCACCGCCAATATGGCGGTGAGCATGTGCTGGTCTTCGACCAGATATTGCGGCGGGATGCCAGTGGCTACCGCGACAGCGGCGACCGTATAGGTCAGGCTGTCTCGTCTAAAGGGCCGGTGGACTCGTTCACGACCTCGATCTCGACGATCTCGTCGAGCCAAGTGTCGAAAGGCTTCACTACACGGCCTGCGTAGTGCATCGCCTTCCACCCGAGCCAGTAGATGTGCTCCATCTTCAGGTCGTTTTCGAACGCTTTGCCGATACCGGTTTTGTACTGGCGTTCGAACTCGACCTGCACCTTCGGGCTGATGGCAAACTCGCCCTGTGGCCCGTCGGTCGTGGATACCCGCATGCGGATGTTGATCATGGGTAGTTACTCCTTGTGGGTGGTTTGTCAGGAGGTGGCGGTGGTGATCGATCCCGAGACCGGCCAAGTGACCGATGCGGAAGCGAGATCGCCGACCGCGCCGTTGAGCAACGGCCACTCGGTGACGAGGACCGTCGCGGAGAACGACGGGTTCGTGGCCGAGGTGGTCTCGTTCACCGGCTTCACAGTGACTGTGGTGGTCGACCCGACGAGGCCAGCGATGGTGGCGTGCACCTCGCTGGATGCGAAGTCCTCGTGGAAGTCGAGCGAGATCGAATGGTCGCCGAGGCCGGCGATCCGAGTCACTGCCGTGTCGCCAAACGCGGTGGTGGCGACCTCGGCGTAGGACTCGGTGATCGAGACGGATCCCACGTGGTCGGACAGATCGACCGAGTTCACGGTGATCTCTGGGTTGGTCAGCACGAACTTGGCCATGGTTGGTTGCTACTCCTCGGAGTGGTCTTCTGTCTCGGCCGGCGTGGCTTCGACCTTGCTTGCTGGCTTCGATCTTAGTGGCGTGAGATGGCCGGCCGCAACCAGTGCGGCGACATTCGCCCCAATAAGATCCCGGTCGTCGATGGTGTCGCCGGGCTGGTGGCCGGCGACGGCCCGCCGGCCGGCTACGGTGTATTTGGCCATGGTGGTTCCTTCTATGCGTGGACGCGGACTACGAAGTCGACCGCGAGGTAGGTGGCGTCGCCTTGGGCGAGCATACGGATGTTGTCGGCCCGCTCGACCAGCAGCGTCTGGCAGACACCACCGAGGGTGCGGTCTGCTTCGATCGCAGCGCGGATCGAAGCCGCTCCGCTGTACGACATGTAGGCGTAGAGCGATTTTTGGGCTGCGCGGTCGGAGGTGCGACCGACCACTATTGTGATCACGACCTCGACCTCGGGGTTGCCGCCGGCGAAGTCGCCCCAGTAGGCGATCGATCCGGGTAGCACGAATGAACATGGTGGGGCGAAGACGTCGGGCACGTGGTCGAAGACGCGCAGGTTGGAGACTGTGGCCAGCCGGGTTTCGATCCCGTCGGCGATCTGTTGGAGGGTGGCTGCCACTAGCGCACCAAGGTCGGGTCTTTGCGGAATGGTGCGAGCAGCGCGATGGCGACTGGGTGCAGTGCTTGCCGTAGACGCATGATTCCTATGTCGCCGAAGCCGGCGATGCCGAGTGGTGCGTCGACACTTTTGAAGATAGAGGTGGCTTGGATCTGTGCGGCCTGCTGTACCGGGTGTGGGATGTAGTCGTCTGTCGGGTCGTCTGCGTGCCAGCCCCAGACAGCAGTGACTTGGACGAGAGCCTGCCGGCCGTCGTAGGGGAACTCACGTGCGTCGATGGCGTCGATCCGGGTGTAGGGCCATTCGATCCCGGAGAGCCGACCGTTGAGCGGTGCCACTTGGTAGTCGGTGGCCGACCATGTGGTCTCGAACGTGCCATCCTCGTCGTCGTCGGTTTTCACTACGAGACCGTCGGTGGTGGAGATGTCGTCGACCTCGACGTAGGACCAGTGGTCGGCGACGTAGACGCGGGGACTGGGTGTGGTGCTGGACACGAAGAAGTCGCGGTCGCAGTAGGATAGGATCATTGTGGTGGCTGCGTCGGCAGCCATGGTGAGCCTGTTGTCGTCTACCGCGTCGGAGATGCCGAGAATCTCTTTGAGGTCGTCTTCTGTGACAAGCCTGTTAGTCAGGTGAGCCATGGTGTCCTCTCGATCGAGGTCTAGTCTGCCATGGCCGGCGGGTGGTGGGCAATCGGCCCGGGGAGATCATTGCAACCGGAAGGATCTATCGAGGTTGTCTCGTCTTGTCCGGTCTGGTAAAATATCTATATGGACACAAACACCACCACCAACAAGAAGACCACCCTCACCGCCATCCTCCCGGACGGCACCACCGCCACCCGCAAGACCGCCCGGGTCTACACCCACGCGATCGCGGTCCGCACCACTGCCAATGCCCAGATCCTGCACTGGACCAGCAGGCTCGAGCGCGACACCGAGAAACTGCGCGAGGCCGAGAGCCACAATCCCAATGCGATCTACAGCGCCGGCCACACTTGGGGCGAGCGGGCCGACTACTACCGCAAATGCGTCGCCGAGGACAAGGCCGAGATCCTCGCCGCCGCCGACCGCTGGGCCGTTCGCAGTTGGTGCGGCCGCCTCGACCTCGCCCAGAAGGCTCTCGACCGGGAAGCCAAGTACGCCGGCCGCGACAGCCTGCGGATCGTCGAAGTCGTCGATCCTCGCCAGTCCTGAAAAACCCGGGGGGGCGCAAGCCCCCCCACAACCACCAA